TCGCATGATCGAGGTTCAGCGGATAGCTGGCTCGATGTTGCCGGTTATGCGGCCATTGGGTTTGAAGCGTCGGAGGTTGAAAAAAGCAAAAAGCCCCCCCCCTGACGGGGCTGGGGCAATTCGCTTTTCTTCGTGGTGGTGTTTTAGCGGAGACCGTCCAAGTGTCCACCAAATGCGATAAAGCACTCGTTCAGCGATCCATTAAAAACAAAGTAACCGTTACAAGTTAGCGTGTGGCTGTCGTTGCTGGGTCTGACTTCAAAGCCATGCGGCAGCTGGTAAGTGGTTTTCGTTTTTTCAATCCATTCATCTAGCTTCGTAAAATCGGCGTCTAGGTCGTGCCATTCGTCGCTTTCACAATCCAAATGATATTCCATATACTCGCTTACCGCCTCGCTGACCGTAACCCAGCAGCCGTAAAGATCACTTGAAAGCGGCCCGATGCTGGCGGCTCTCGCCTTGGCGTTCTGTGCGCTGATCGCGCTTCCAACTGTGTGCATCTATCAACCCTCCCCAAAGTAAAAGCGATTACAGAACCAATGCAGGGCGGCTTTGCCCTCGCCTTCAAAATCATCGTCATAGCACCAACCGCACGACGTCCACGGTTTATACCAATCTTGATACTGCATTTGCGGATTAAGCGCCTCGCCATAGTCGGAGACTTCGCCAACAATTTGAAAGGCTGGGCCACCAGTGCCGAGCAAAATGCGAAACTCGTCAGCCGTCCATTGGGCGCTTGAAGCAGACCAACCGCTGCGAACCTCGACAGATAACGGGCGCTCGTTAACTTCCCTCTCGATTTCCTCAACGCGTAAATCATTGCCGTCATCGAGCGCTAATCGCCAATCCTGATGCTGCTGAATAATATTTTGGACTGTGCCAATCGCAGATTTAAAAGTTTCGCGGCTTCCTGCTGGCAGCTTGCCCAGCGCTTTATCTAGGTTTTCATGCTTCATCACACACCTCCCAACGCTGTGCCGATAATGGCGATTACAAACGTCATGCCGAAAATTGCGACAACACAAAAAACATCCAGCAACAGATCAAGCGGCTTGTGCAGATAATGCTCCGCTGCGCGTTTAACTTCTTTCATAGTTCCACCTCTTTAATGTTCTGATGTGATTAGCCTCATCAGGTGCGGTCACACCGCACGACGCCCCATGCGGGGCGTTTCGGCTTGTATCAGTCACACATATCGACACGCAGAATACGCAGAAACGACGGGGGGCATTGGCGACCCGCCAACACCTCAAACTGCTTTTCTGCGTCTTGTATATCGGCCTCGATGCTGGCCCACTTCTCGCGGTCATCGAGCGCCTTAATCTGCTGGGCGTCTAGCTTGATCAGCTGCTCAAGTAGTTCGGTCATAGTATCTCTCCCTCGATGTAAATGGTCAGGCTGTTTTCCTCAAAAGCCACGGTCTGATAAATCGTTGCGCGGTAATGCGTGGCGCGGTCTGCCTCTATCTTTTCGTTGAGTTTAAACAGGTCGATCAGGTAAGCGCCGTTCAGATCGATGATAGGCCGCGCAGTTGTTCCGCTGACCTTGTGTTTGCCTGTCGGCCCAAACGTCAGGATCATAGCGCCATCGTCAAATGTGCGGTCAAACCTCATGCCGGTAGATATTCCGCTAACCGTCAAAAACTTGCCTTCGATCCACACGCGCGGCCTACCTCGATTGTACGCAATCCGAAATAACTTGCTGTAGTTGGCTGTCTGGCGGGTCATCATTGCTCGCCCTCCTTATAGATGCCGTGCGCCGATAGCTTTTCGCAAACCATGTCAAGATGTTCATTAAAACGGTCTTGCGCTTCTTCGGTGTAATGAATGTCTCCGTTTTTGTGTTCTATCAAAACATCAATAACCGCCCCGCTGCCGCGAGTTTCATGCAAAATTGCGTCGGCCAAATCTGTTGTTAGCTCGATGTACTTTTCTGTTGATAAAATCATGTTGAAGCCCTCACGCTCGACGCATAAGCGCCCCATTGATCGGCCATTGCCTCGGCCATGCCGACGTGGAACTTGCTTCGGATCTTCCAGCGATCTTTAGACGGGCTGGCGTTGTGGCAATCCGCCCTCGCGGTTTTGCCGTTTACTTTGCCGGTGGGTCGCAAATCGGGAAGGTTGCGGTTCCAGAAACAAGTACGCTTTTTCACGTTGTCCTCGGCGCAATCGCTGGACGCAAATTGCCAAGGCTGGACGCTCTGGCTAAACGGTTGAAAGTTTCGGATCAGCTGCTTTGCGTGTTTGTGCATCACTGGGTTTTCGATGCTCAGGCAAGGCGTGTCGTAATTCCAGCAATCAGAAAACAAATCTGCCGCCGCGTTCAATTCAATTTGCATTTGGCGCTGGGTCTTTTTTGGCGGTGGGTTGTGCAACCATCTAACGCCCGAATTGCAAAGCCTTGTGCATGGCGGGTGCATAATGCAGATCAAGTCCCAATGCTGGGATGCCATAACATTGCGTACATCATCCTGAATATGTCGGTTTGTCTTGTCATCCGCTGGTAGTAGGTCACAACTCCAAACATCATAGCCGAGACGCGCAAACGCGCCTCGGACTGTACCGGATGTCTCGCAACCAATTAAAACGCTGGTAGAGGCTGCGGCCTCGGCAATCAGTTGCTCGATGTCAATTTGGCGGTCGCCGGCTTGACGGCTGCTGGCAGTGTCGAACATGTCTAGTTGGTCAAACATCAGCTTGCCCTCGCGCGATCAAATGGGGAAACCCACTGGCGGTCGTGCAATGTGGCGATAGATGCCCACTGGCGGATCGGGGACCAGCTGCCGTCGTAGTGATCGGTTTCGCTCCGCTCGTGACCATTGGCGCGTGTCAGAAATTCCGCGCAATCCATGCCGCGCTCTAGCGCCCAAACAGACCGGCCATTGATGACCGTGCAATAGGAATAAGGTGAAACGTCATTAGCGGTCAGCCCGACGCGCTGGCAATCTACTTCCGACACTAAAAGCCAACCGTGGCCTCCGTCGTGGTGGTATTCTGTCATAATCATCTGTTAGCCTTTCAATGTTGCAATGTTGGACGGGCCAAGTGCCGTCGGGTGCAGCATACAAAATGTCTGCATATAATCAACAGAATAATTGATGTATAAAGACCAGGAACATTTCAGGATAAACGCCTGGTCAATTACCGGATAAAGGGGCAGTGCATGGGAGCGATCAGGAAGCATAGCGCAAGTGAGCAGCAAAAGGCGTTTGTAGATTACCTTGTCGCTGGGCGTCACAATATAACTGAGGCCGCACGGCTGGCGGGTTACGCGCACCCAAAGCAATCAGGGCATCGGTTGACTAGAAACCCTGCTGTTGGACTGATGCTGCGGCAAGCGAGACAAAGCCTCTATCAATGCGATCTCGCCAATTTGGCAGGGGAAACCCTGCGCGTCGTTATGACAGACCCCGATGCGCCTGCATCTGCAAAAGTGTCGGCTGCTCGAACTGCATTGGAACTGGCTGGCGATCTCGGAAAGAACGCGGAAGGCGGCGCGTCAGGTAAGAGCCTTGCAGAAATGTCACCGGATGAACTGGGCAGCATGATCGAGCAGTGGGAAACGGAGCGATCAGGCATGGCGCGGGACGTAACAGCGCAAGAACCGTGATAAATGCAGCGATTACAATGGGGCAAGTGGTGCGGTGCGGACTATCTGAAGCGATGCAAGAGATGAACGCGCGAGGCGATCCGACCCGACCCCCCGCCCCCGTCCGCCGCGTCCACGCTCCGCCATCATCGCCTCCCGTATAAATTTTGTACGATTTTCGATCTTGCGGCCCCGCGTGTTGATAGCTGCGCGTTACGGCGGTATACTATGCACGACAAAGCGGAGAATGTTGAATGGAGCGTGAATCCAAGGCGGCGGCTGACGAGCGGCGTGAGGCGCAGAAAAAGCGCATCGCTGCTTTGAAAAAGCGCAACGAGGGTCGTGCATCTAGGCTGGCTGCTGCGATGCAGTTGGCGGATTACAAGAAGCGCAAGAAGGGATACGGCTGATGGGTTTGTACTCAAACATGAATCGGAAAAGGGCTGCTGGAACTAGCAACCCGCCAAGCAAAAGTACGGTTAGCGACAAGGCTTACGCTTCGATGAAGGCTGGATTTCCGAACAGCAAGAAGAACAAGGCGGCGGCTAAAGCCAAAGCGAAGCCACGTTTGTCTAAATCTATGGGGTACAGTTAATGGGTCAGCCACCTACCTATACGCGGCAGTACAATTTCAATGACTTTGCGACTACAAGCCCCAGCACACCCTTGCCTGGTGATAAGGTTGATGCTGAGTTAAACGCGGCGAAGCTGACGTTAGACGAGTTGAATGCCAACATTGCGAAGATTCAGCGCGACGATGGCAAGCTGGGCAATACGGTTGTTCACAAGGATGCGTTTGACGCTGGTGCTTTGGCGTTAATGAGTACGGGCAGCATGACGCCAAGGGGCAGCTGGTCTGCTGGTGTTTCGTATGTTGTTAGTGATTTGGCGGATTTCAACAACGCGACGTATTTGGCTACGGCGGCACATACGTCGGCGTCTGCATTTACGACGGATTTAGCGGCGAGTCGGTGGATTTTGTTGGCGAATGCTGCGATTAGCGGCACGGCGAATAGCGTTGATAAGTTTTCTGGTACGGGATCACAGACGGCGTTTACGCTGACGAGTTCGTATGCGTCGAATACGAGTGTGTTGGTATTTGTTAATGGTGCGCTGCGGAATCCTGGTGATGATTATTCGATTAGCGGCACGACATTGACGTTTGTTACTGCTCCGTCTGTACCGAGTGTAAGCGGCAATGAGAACGTGATTGCTTGGGGTCCGAGTGTTGTTGCACAGGCTGCGTCTGACGCTGCGCTGGCATCATCGAGCAATGCTAGTGGTTTTGCTGACGAGGCTCAGAGTTGGGCATCCAAGGTTAATGGCATTGTTGAGAGTACCGATTATTCGTCTAAGGCGTATGCGGTCGGTGGTACTGGCGTTGATGCTGGTTCTGGTTCTGCGAAGGATTGGGCTACTAAGACGGGTGGCACGGTTGGCAATACCAGCGAGTATTCGGCTAAGTATTGGGCGACAAGTTCCAATGTTGCGACTGTTGTTGGTGCTGTATCTGCAATTAACACGGTTTCGGGTTCGATTACGAATGTAAACAATGTTGGCGGGTCGATTTCCAATGTTAATTCGTTAGCGGCTGCTCTGGGTACTGCGACGGTTTTTGCTGTTACGGTTGCGTCTGTTGGCGGCAGTAACAAGTTTCATTTAGACGGTGTGACGGCTCCGACGTTAAGTTTATTTCGCGGCAACACGTATACGTTTGATTTATCAAATAGTTCAAATTCTGGGCACCCATTAGCTTTCAAGGACGGCAGCGGCAACAGTTATACGACCGGCGTTGTGACAAGCGGCACGCCTGGTTCCAGTGGTGCCACGGTGACGTTTACTGTTGCGTCTGATGCGCCATCTTCTCTGAGTTATTACTGCACGGTTCACGGCGCAGGCATGGGCAATACGATTTCAGTTTCATCCAGCAATTTGTCTACGGTTGCGTCGAATATAGCTGATGTAAACACGACGGCCACAAACATCGCGGCTGTAAATACTGTTGCTGGGGTTGCTTCAACGATGTCTGCGGCTGCGACCAACGCAACAAATGCAGCGGCATCTGCGAGTGCAGCGGCTAATTCTGCGGCGGCAGCGGCAGCATCATTTGATACATTTGATGACCGTTATTTGGGCAGCAAGTCTAGCGAGCCATCTGTGGACAATGACGGCAATGCGTTGGTTTCTGGTGCGCTCTTTTTCGATTCTGCTGTAGGTTCAATGAAAGTTTTTGACGGTGGAAATTGGATACTTGCGACAAGCGCGGGTGCTGTAAGCCTGTTAGATTATGAGTACACAGCTACCGCTGGACAAACTACGTTTACTGGCAGTGACAACAATTCGGCTACGCTGAGTTATTCGGCTGGCAATCTCATTGTAACGCTCAATGGTATCGTGCTGGATAACGGATCGGATTACACAGCCACATCTGGTACGTCGATTGTGCTGGCTAGTGGTGCAGCACTTAATGACCATCTGGCTGTCGTAGCGTTCAAATCTTTTACGGTGGCTGACACGGTAGCGGCTTCAACAGGCGGTACGTTTGCTGGTGGTGTGACGGTTAGCGGAACATTGACTGCAACAGCTGCACAAGTGAACGGCAAAGTGCAAGCGACTGATGATATGCGTTTAGTAGCTGCGACAAGCACTACACGTAGACTTAATTCTTTTGTTGCTAATAATACATATAATCTTGGTTTATCTGGCGGGGCGGCAATAGCGTTTCACCGCACATCCGACACCTCTGATGAAATTGGTTTTGAAACGCACAAGCATGGTAATAGTCACGCTGAACGGTTCCGAATTGGCAGTCTTGGTCAGTTTGGAATTGGCGGTGCAAACTACGGCACAAGCGGTCAGATTTTAACTTCTGGTGGCTCTGGTGCTTCGCCTAGCTGGGCTGATTTAAATGCTGGTTTTCTTACTAATGTTATAAATGTAACAACCAGCGGTGAAACAGTTTTGACAGCTAGTCAGTCTGGTTCTTTGCTGAATGTAACAAATAGCGGGGCTATAATTAAACTGCCCACAGCGGCGGCTGGTATTTATTTTGGTATTATAAACCTTACTCCCACTCCAATCGTTGTCAGAGCAACGGGTAGCGGTGTATTCGGCAATGGCGTACTCATGCCTGTTCCATTATCTAAGGCTACAGGTTTAGGATTGTATGTAGGTATCGACAGCACACATTGGGCGTTAAACTACGACACAGCTAGCGCAAATGTGGTTCATAGATTTAGCAACGGTCTTAGTTATGCAAACGTAAATAATTACTCAGATACGTTTACAACTAGCGCAGCGGCTACAAAACTTCTGCTTCTTTTACATTCGGGATTAAACTACGCTGGTTATGGAAGTGGTGGTGTTGGATATTCAAACTCGCCACAGGGTGGGATTGGTTATGGAGAGAAACTAATCACAGGGTCACTGCCATCGACGCTGACCATTGCTGGTGACTACATGCCTCAAAATGGCACAAACAATAATCCAACAGCGGCAAGTCGTTTGACGGTAACTGGCACAGGCGTAAATATATACACGCAGCGAGGTACTGGCGGTTATTATCAAACTTATTCTGGCAGTGGAGATTTTACGGGCGGTACGGTTGTTGGTTGCGATTTTGCTGCGGCTGGTGGGCAAGGCCGTGCAAACTCAAGCACTGGATATAATAATAGTTCTGGTAAAGCTATTGGCGGTGGGGGTGCTGGTTCACCCGCTGGAACAGGTGGCAGACCCGCATCTTCAAACGGCACGACAAGCACATTTAAATTAAATAATGGAAATCAGTGGGTGGGTTCTCCATCTGGTATAGGGGCTAGACACGCTGGCGGTTCTGGCGGCAACGATGGGACAGCCACTGCTGGCGGTGCATCTGCAACAAGAGACAGTAATTCAATCTCCATGATACCGTATGTCGGCAAAGAATTTTATTGTCCAGCGGGGGGGATAAACACCCACCCCACGGCAGAAGGCTATGATAGCGGCCAAATCATTAGTGATATGAATTCTCAAAAAGGACCAAATGGCAGCAATTTTGGTAACACGCCTAGCGATTTAATATATCTATTTGGGGCAGGAAATTTTCCTCTTTTTACAGGCTACTCAACTAAAGCTGAAGGCGGGGGGCCGTGGGGAAATTTAACTGCAACTCATGCACAATGTGTAATCATAGAATTGAAAGGATAGTCCATGTCATATGACAGTGAAGTTTTGCGTTTGTATGACGCTGGTAGAGAAAACATGACAGACGTTTCTGTTGGCGAGGTAGTTCAGAAATTACTACAAGCGACAGATTACATGGGCCTGTCGGACACACCAGCTATGACTAGCGAGTGGGCCGCTTACCGCGCTACCTTGCGAGGTCTTAAAAACTCTGAAAATTGGCCTGTTGTCGAGCCTGACGAATGGCCCCAACGACCCACGGAGGGCGGTAGATGAAACTTATATCGCCCGAATTGATGCACAAGATTAAACAGGTCAGTGCTGAATTAGAACATTCAAAAAAGTACGTCGAAGAAACTGGATTTAACAGTCCAGAGTTTGTCCAAGCGTCTAAAGATATGGTCAACGTAACCTCTTGGGTTCAACAAATGTGTGCTGAAGGAAATTACAAATGAGTAAGGCCAGAGATTTAGCCGACTTCGGTTCCAATCCCGATGAACAAACTAGCATAATTACTGTGACGGTTGCGGCTGTTGGTGGCAGTAACAAGTTTCACCTAGACGGAACATCGCAGCAAACGGCTTTGATGGTTTCTTCGGGGGTTTACAAGTTTGACCAGAGCCACAGTAGTAATGCATCACATCCGCTAAGAATATCAACCACGGCAGATGGAACCCATGGTGGTGGGAGCGCAATCACAACAGATTTTGTGGCCGTTGGGACTGCTGGTCAGGCAGGGGCGTACGTAACAT